GGGGATTTTTGTGGAAGATTTGCCTGTATCACCTTATGGCCCACCCTAAGGTTGGTGATACACAGCAGAGCTGAATGGCAGGAGAAAATACATCGAAACATGAAGGAAATGTATACAAACATGCATAACTTTTTATAGCATGATTAAGTTTAGTGACTACTGGGGGTGACCAGCCCACTTCGTCCTCTAGACTCACCTTAACCAAATTTTTAAATTTTCTAATATACATATGCAACGACAACATGGTGATAACCCCCATGAAGGCATGTCTTATCGGTAATACTTCAAGTAAATTTTGACACCTTCTCCGAAGAGCTGTAGGACAACTCCTACTGATTCCCACAAAACAATCACTTAAGCAAGTGAATCAGAGATCATGATGACCTGCATCTGAAATCGTAATGACGGATCACCTGAAGACAGAAACACACACAGCGGAATCGAAATGGTTCCGATTTCCTGTTTTCCACCATTGATCTTAACAAATCCACATTGATAATACACTGAACGTACAGTTGTTGTACCGATACTACAAACAGTTTCCCATCGTGTGTCACCTACCAAAATTGGTGAGGCGGTTAAGTTACTAGACGTCGTAGAAACTCCGGACCAAGATATACCATCAGCAGTAATGTAAGTACTTGTATTGGAATACAACCGACAATTAATCTGAATATACCCCTCAAATGAAGCTGGTATAGTAATCTGCCGAGCTCCAGTTATAATGGGCCACATAGACTTGGAACCAATAAATGGAACACCAATTGTCGTAGTATCCAAATAAGTACCACTTTTAACTGTTGTACTATCCGGTGTATCAAATCCATAAACAACGACACTCGACGTGGTGACGTTGGAAAACAATATTGGTTTCTTCAATTCAACCTCATAAGTTACCCACAAATCACCTAATACAACATTATCTACTTGTTGACCAGAAGTGGCTATGTGAGTCACACCCAAATCATACATCAATAAGTTGTCACCTTCAGGAACAGCAACCTGCCTAACATACTGAATGTTAAACGGATTTTCAGAAGGATTACACTCTATTGGATGACATGTAGTTTCAAATGGTGCAGTCTCTGTTGACCAATATTCGTTTAGCAATTCCCGTTTTGAATCAGGTGGTGTGTCTGTTGCTCTATAACTAGTTTGCATCATAACACTACCCAATGCATTATTGGTACTTGCCACAGCACTACCAGAGGTAGGTATATAATGGAAAATGACTCCTTTAAACCGATACTCTTGATAGTTTCGTGCAATATTGGACAACCAAGGAAATGTTTCCGAAACTCCAGGGTTCAACTCAAGAGAATACTGTACAGTATACCCTATTGAACTCTTAATTTCACCAATGAATTCTTTGTGTCTCACAACCACAGACTGGTCATTCTTGTGCATTAAAGGAATTGAGCCAGAGGCTTTCATCGATGACACCATGCTGTTTGAGGATACTTGGTAATCACCACTACCCAACCATTTGGATAGAGCGGCCCCAAGACCTGAACCAACACTGGCTCCAGCCCCAGGCATACCTATTAATCCACCAACAGCACCACCACCCAAGCCACCAAGGGCGCGCAACGCGCTACCCAATCTTGTCAACTCCTGTGTTTTCACTTTTGATTTCTTACTCTTATTCTTGTTTTGCGGTTGCACCACAACCTTTATACTTTTCTTTTTGGCCATGATATATCGTCTCTCAAATAAATCTACAATATATCAAGTGGCTCGATGGGTATATAATCCTCATGCTCATTATACTGAACATTTTGGATACTCGAGTAATACCCCTCAAGAGCCATTTGAAACATTGGTGGCAAACCACTTGCTATATAGAATGAAAACCGCGCTTCATCTGTAATGAAGGTGGACTCAGCCCTCAGCCCTCGAGCCAACTGACGGGCACCACATTCCATATAAGTGGCCTCACCAATATTACTGGGAACACCAAGTCGACAATACATCTGATAAAAATCCTGCATGACAGGCATACCAGAACACAAAGCCAACCCACACTCCCCAACACTGTAGATCCATTTACGCAAGAGCTTTATGTCATTAAACGGGATTAAGGACATGGAATCTTTTTGCAAGGCAGGGAACACTTTACGCATCATGCGCCAGTTTCTACCATCGAAAACTGGGTTCATTTGACAGAATTCTAACTTTTCTAATTCAAATACTGGATCCTCTACCTCCAATCGAAAACCGAACTCAGCAAAGTGTTCGGATATTGAGCTTAAATGCTCCACATCAGATCTGGACACAATAACACCACAATCATCACCATTATTAATGAACTTGTAATTGATACCCAAACCTTCCATGTAACAATACACAATCCCACAGGCTAGTAAGCAGTTTCCCAACGCTGTGTTCATATCACCCGACATCCTACGCCCCTCAACAGAATATTTGATTTTCCCATCATCACAAAATCCAATTCCAACATTTTTAAGTTGCATTCGAAGCAATCTAACCAACTCAGGGTCATAATCATACAACCAGTTATAAATGGAATGCTCCCACTTCAATGCATCGACTGACACATGCATGTCAAACCTACTAGCATCAAAACCGACGAAACAAGGGTCATGCACCTCGTCCCACAACTCAGAAATGTTGTTACCCAGATCAACAACATTAAACCCTTTAGAAACTACCATCTTTTGACCAAACACGCGTGCTATAGCCCTGTAGATAGTGTGTTCAATGTGCTTTATATATACACCCACACCTATGTTATACACAGGATCACGTGGTTGTATAGACCTTGGAGCAGCTGGCTTAACCTTTTCCGCCTTAACAAACGTTTTAACCCGAGCATGAACAGGCTTGATACCATTATAGTATTCAGGCAAAGCGTTTTCATATATGGTTTTCTTCCGACCCTTATACAGTGCAACGAATTCCTCAGGCACCAATCGGGTGGGCTTACTACCAAATGCAAAACACACTTTGCGCTTAAACTTTAACAATCGTTGAAAAACGTTTTTACGAGGCTTCAAAGGAGCCAACACTTGCCCGTTCTTAGCACAATAGAACACTCTCTCTACAACACTAGCATGTAAAGTCGTGACACTCCTCCCATTAACCACCAACTCCCTTGGACCAAGTGTGATTCCTCCTATCACACTATAAGTCCTAGGTAACACAGCCCTACCATTGCACTTCACAGTGACTTCCGCACATGCAACACTAGTACTAACATCTCTCGCTTGTTGAACAGAAAATGTTAACATAGGTGCACACTGTGAGGCAACGGTAAGGCGTCCCTACTCCATAAGAGAGTCTAGGGGTTTGCCAACCCCAAAGAATAGTCTAAAATCGTGATAAGCACGTTTAAACCATCCCTTAGGTTCAGGGTTGTCATAAGCCATGGACATAAATCCCACTTCTCGTTCAATGGCGCTATATTTAAAATACATTTGAGTTACAAACTCAACTGCCACTGCACGGTCACGTGGGCGCAACCCATGACTCTCACACTCCTTAAAGGCATTCCTCCGGACAACTCTCATGTTAAGATCCGTTTTCGGCATCGCACCTAAACGAGCCTTGAGTATCGACAACAATGTATGACAATAGAATGTCCGTTTGCCCTTTTTGATAACATAATTGTTTCCCACAAATTGTTGAACACCCTCCACCCCAGTAAGGGGTAAATGGGACAAAGCAACGGATTTCATTACGAACTCCTTTTTATCCTTAGGTGGTTCAACATCGGTGTACAAACAATTAATGTCAGGAGCCAACTGTAAAAACATTCTAGGATCATAAGTAGACTCAACATGTAAGTCACTATACCCATCGACAACCTCACTCGCTTCTCTCCGATACCTATTACACAAATCTCTAGCTCTCTCAACTTCAACACATCTCTCAATAACTAAATCATATGGTTTACGGACAATGGTGGTCAAACCACGTCCTATCTTCTTGGAAACTACTGTAAGTGGTGAAAATAACTTCTTAAAATCACTTGCCACATTTTTCCAATAAATTGTATCTCGCACTGAAGCAGCCCAAGGCATAACCACTGCTGGGGCCCGATCAAAATCTTTAAGTTGAACATTTAACTCGTCAGAAAATAGTGGTGTTAATCCTTTCCAACGGGACTCCTGTAACAACTTATGTTTGAACTTGCCGGTTTTCCAAGCTAGGGATGCACTAAGTGCAGGAATTTCAACCATATTGAGTAGGGATGCTATTTTAACTGGGTATGCCCCCAGCTACACTCGCCTTTTAGCCACAGCAGTGTAAGTATTCACCATACCCTCAGCACATTCAA